CCTGTCTGCACGCGGCTCCCAAATTGACCGAGGGGAGGCTTCGTGATGGGACGAAAACCGACTCCGACCGCGATCTTGAAGTTCAGAGGCAGCGAAAAGGGCGCCGCGAGGCCGCCTGAGCCGCAGGGCACTGACGGGCCGGCGCTGATGCTGCCGGAGATCGCGAGCGACGAGCTTGCCCGCAGGCACTTCGACCGGCTGATCGAGGACCTGCGCCGGCTGGGCGTGTACGCCGCCGAGGACTACAAGGCGCACAACGCCCTCGCGTACTACCAGGCCGAGTTCGAGCGCATGGCGGCTGAATGCAAGGAAAAGGGTCTGGTGCTTGAAACGAAGCAGGGTTCGTATATCTCTCCGTGGAAGAAGGCTCGCGACGAGGCTCGGGATCAGGTCGCGAAGTTGTCTCGGGAGTTCGGGCTGACTCCTGCATCGCGTGTGGGACTTGTGGCTTCAGGAAAGTCGAAGGGGGATGCCTCGGGCATCGAAGCGCTCCTCAAGTCGAAGACCGCCTAGGCTCGCGCCCGTCGCGGGCTTCAGCGCATCGGCCACCAAGGCCGCTGGCGATTGGTTTGACGCCGACGAGCTGCAGCGCATCGACACCTTCTTCGGGTTTCTCAAGCACCAGAAAGGCGTGTGGGCCGGCAAGGCGTTTGAGCTGCTTCCGTGGCAGCGCGACCTGCTCGGCGCCCTGCTTTGCTGGAAGAAGGCCGACGGGACCCGGCGATTCACCGACGCCTACATCGAAGTCCCGCGCAAGAACGGCAAGAGCACGCTGGTGGCCGGGCTCGCGCTGTACATGCTGCTCTGTGACAAGGAGCCTGGCGCCGAGGTGTATTGCTGCGCCAGCGCTCGAGACCAGGCGGCGCTGGTCGGAGACGCATGCCGGCAGATGGTGCAGTCGAACCCGGCGCTTGCCGCGCAGGTTGACGTGTTCCGAAACGTGATCACGTTCGGCGTGTCGAAGCTGGAGATCCTCTCAAGCGACGCCGGAACGAAGCACGGCAAGAACGCCAGCTGTTGCGTGTTTGACGAGGTGCACACCTTCGCGACCCGCGACCTGTACGACGCGATGAGCACGAGCATGGGCGCCCGCAAGCAGCCGCTGCGGGTGTCGATCACGACGGCCGGCCACGACCGCAACAGTCTGTGCTGGGAGATGCACGACTACGCCGAGAAGGTGCGGGACGGCATCATCGAGGACCACGGATTCATGCCGGTGCTCTACGGGGTGCCAATGGAGGCCGACTGGAAGAGCCCCAAGGTCTGGGCCAAGGCAAACCCGTCGCTCGGCGTCACGGTGAAGGAGGAGTTCCTCGCGGCCGAGTGCGCGAAGGCGAAGGAACTGCCGTCGTACGAGACGGCGTTCCGGCAGCTGTACCTCTGCCAGTGGACCGAGAGCAAGCAGACGTGGATCAGCGCGGACGCATGGAACGCCTGCTACGCCAGCGGGACAGATCCCGACGCGCTCGCGGGCCGGCCCTGCTACGCCGGGCTTGACCTTTCGACCACCACCGACCTGTCGAGCCTGACGCTGGTCTTCCCGCTCGCCGACGGTTCCGTTGACGTGCTGTCCTGGTCGTGGTGCCCGGAGGATGGCATCCGCCGGCGCAGCCGCAGCGACCGCGCTCCCTACGAGGTGTGGGCCGCGAAGGGCTGGCTCCAGCCCACGCCGGGCGCGGTCGTGGACTACGACTTCATTGGGCACAAGATCCGCGAGGTGGCGAAGCAGTACCAGGTGAAAGCCGTGGGCTACGACCCGTGGGGCGCCACGCAGCTCGCCACACAGCTCTTCTCCGAAGGCATCCCGATGATCGAGGTGCGCCAGGGCTACCGCACCCTCAGCGAACCGGCCAAGCGCCTCGAGGCGCTGGTGCTCGGCAAGAAGCTGCGCCACAACGACAACCACCTTCTGAACTGGGCCGTGAGCAACTGTGTGCTCGATCGCGACCCGGCAGACAACGTGAAGCCCTCCAAGTCATCCAGCACCGAGCGGATCGACCCGCTCGCCGCTCTCGTCACCGGGCTTGCCACATGGCTGCACGAGAAGGACGAGAGCGGACCAAGCGTCTACGAAGAAAGGGACATCGAATGGGTCTGACCGACATCCTGCGCCGCTACCTCGGCCCCGTGCCGCCGCGCTCCGACTTCGAGGACACCGTGCCCATCGGGCAGGCGACCAGCGGCAGCGTCCAGAGCTACGTCCAGTCGTACTCCTACACCGGCGAGTCCATCACGCCGGCGCGTGCTCTGGAGGCGCCCAGCGTCTACGCCTGCGTGCGCCTGATCGCGTCGAGCATCGCCCGACTCGACTGGGAAGTGCTGCGCGAGACGAGCGACGGAAAGGTCGCGGAGTCTCAGCATCCCCTGCACACGCTGCTGAACTACGAGGTGAACGAGGACGTCGGTGCCCTGCAGTGGAAGGAGAAGATGATCTCCGACTGCCTGCTCACGGGCAACGCCTACGCCTACATCCATCGCGACGCGGCCGGACGCCCGCTCGCCCTCGAGCCCCTGCGCCCGGACTACGTTGCGGTCTACCGTGACGGGCAGAACCAGCCCTACTACCAGGTCTGGACGGGCAAGTACACGGGCAAGGACGCCGAGAAGCAGACCCGACGCTTCCGCTCGTTCGACATGTTCCACCTGGTGAACGCGACCACCTTCGACGGCATCCTTGGCGTGCCTCCGATTCACCTGATGCGCGACGTGATCGCACTCGAGCTGGAGATCACCGAGTTCATCACGCGGTTCATCGCGAACAATGCCGTCCCTGCAGGCACGCTGAAGATGCCGGGCCGCCTGAGCCCGGAGGCGTCGAAGCGCCTGCGTGAGGCGTGGCAGGCTGCTCACGGTGGCGCAAGCCGCGCCGGCCGCGTGGCCGTGCTCGAGGACGGTCTTGAGTACAAGCCGATCGCGAACACGGTCAAGGACAACGACGTCATCGAGATGCGCAAGTACTGCCGGCAGCAGATTGCCGCCATGTTCCAAGTGCCTGCGCACAAGATCGGAGACACGGACAGCACGTCGTACAACTCGGCAGAGCAGGCCGACTTCGAGTTCGTCAAGCTGACGCTGGCGAGCTGGGCGACGCGCATGGAGCAGGAAGCCAGCCGCAAGCTGATCGCCCGCGGCGAGCCCTACTGCACCCGCATCAATTTCGACAGCCTGCTTCGAGCAGACATGAGCACCCGGTTCAACGCATACGCGGTCGGTGTCACGAACGGCATTCTCACCCCGAACGAGTGCCGTGTGCGTGAGGGTCTGAAGGCTGTTGACGGAGGCGATCAGATCCGGGTGCCACTGAACACCGAGACACCGGGGGCGCCGGCCGGATCTTCCGTCCCGCCGTCGCAGGATGTCGAGCCCGAGGAGGTCGAGCCTGTGCCTGCGAGCGTCGACGTGGAGCCGGACGAGGCGCAGACAGAGCGAGCCCGCGACCTGATCGCGGCAGCCCAGCGTATGGCAGCCATCGCCGCGGTGCGTCCTGCGATCGAGTCGGCCTACCGCCGGCACCTCGGGAGGGTCAGCGAGTACCTGCTCAAGCAGCGCACCCAGTCGAAGCTTGACAAGTGGGAGCCACCGCTCGACTGCCTGGACGCAGATCTGCGTGACGTTGTGTCTGGTCTTGGGCGTCTGCTGGGCGACGAGACCAAGGCCGCAAAGGTGCTGGACGAGGCGCTGCTGCGCCACGGGCGCCACCTGCGCCGCAACGTTGGCAGGATTGCGGAACTGACCACGACGATCGAAACGTGGCGCACGCTCCCAGGCTCGGCAGCGTCCGAGCTGCTGGATCTGGTGCGCATGGAAGTCCTGAATGAACCCGTACTGGAGGAACGAAATGAGCAAGCCTGAAACCCGTGCCCTTGGCACCCTGAGCGAGTCCGCAGACCTGAAGGTGCGCGGCTACGCGGTGACTTGGAAGCCCTACGACATGGGCCGCGAGATGGAGCGCATCGACCCGAAGGCGTTTGAGCGGGCCCTTGAGAACCCCGCCGACATCTGCATGCTGTGGAACCACGACACCGGCAAGCCGATGGCCCGGGTGAGCGCCGGCAACCTGCGCCTCTGGACCGATGAGCAGGGCCTTGGGTTTGAGGCCACCCTGCCAGACACGGCTACCGCCCGCGAAGCGCACGCCCTGGTGCAGAGCGGCGTGGTCAGCCAGTGCAGCTTCGGGTTCATGGTGCGCGAGGAGCGCTACGAGAAGGGCGAGACCAAGCCCATCCGGGTGATCCTCGACGCCGACCTGCTCGAGATCAGCCTGGTCACATTCCCTGCCAACCCCACGACCAGCGTGGAGGCCCGGGAAGCCGCTCAGGAGGGTCCGGTGCGTCGGACCCTCCGTCTGCCGCCCCCGCGCTGATGGGGTCTTGCAGAGGCATTCTGGCGTGTGAGAATGCCGCCAACTGAATAGCTCCGCGAGCAGCGAGCCACCGCCTAGTGCGATTCGACTGCGAGCGAGGCACACCTCCGTGACAGCCCTCGTGGCGCACTGGTGCGCAAGCGTTTGGAAATGAAGCCCCCAACCGCTGCGGCCGTGCGCCATTTTTACGCCGTCGCAGCGCTCAAACGGAGACTGCGATGGCACAGAACAACAAGCTGGACCGCGGCGGCGAGGAATATCGCGCCCTGTTCCGCAACTACCTGGCGAAGGGCCACAAGGGCCTGACCGACACCGAAGCACGCGCCCTGAGCGAGGGCAGCGCAACCGGCGGAGCGGTGCTGTTCCCGACCACCTACTCCAACATGTTCATGGAGGAGCTCGGCGATGATCGCATCGTCGGCAAGGTGAGCAAGGTCTACACCTCGACGGGCACCTTCAGCGTGCCCATCATCACGCCAGCCAACAGCAGCAGCTCTGCGCCTCGTGGTTTCAGCGTGCAGCTCAACCCGGGCGAGGCTGGCACGCTCATCGACGCGACCGCTGGCAGCCAGGCGCAGGTGACTGTGCCTTCGTTCACCAACCCCGGCACCAGCAACACGGGGACGGGCACCTCGACCTTCACCCTCAAGCGCATCAGCGTCATGGTGCGGGCGTCGCAGGAACTGGTCGAGGACTCGGCCCAGATGGGCGATGCCAGTGTCGAGAGCATCATCGTCCGCCAGGCTTCGCAGGACATCCTGCGAGAACTGTCTCGCCAGATTCTTGTCGGCAACAAGGATGACAGCGTGACCGCCGGCACGGCGAGCACAGCGGGATCTGACTCGTGCCACGGCATCGTGAACACGCTGAAGCGCTACGGGCGAAGCATCACAAGCGCGACGGCGATGGGTGCGAGTGCTGTCACAACGTCCACTCAAATTGCCGCGTGCACCCTTGGCCTTTGCCAAGAGGAGCGTCTCGCGCCTCACTACTGGGATCGCGCCACGTTCATCTTCAACAGCAAGAACAACACCGGCAACGGCACCGCAGCAAACCAGGGCACTTTGCAGTTTGGCGCAGTGTCAACAAATGCAGGCGCAAACATGCTGCTGTCAGACGCGCGGATTTACGGTCGCCCGTACCTGTTTGCAAACATGAGCGCGGCAGGCACGTTTGGCCTTGACGGGATCGCGTCTGCCGGCGAAGCCATTCTGGTCGCTGCCGACCTGTCGCGCTACCTGCTCGCGTTCGCGGGCAACGGGATCAGCGTGACCCGACTCAACGAAACTTTCGCCGCCACGAACGAAGCAGCGTTCATCGTGTCGGTTCGATGCGCAGGTGCGCTGACTGACGTGAATGCTGCGTTCGGAATCCATCGCGGCTAAGCCGCAAAGGAACTTTCACATGGACAGCTACAAGAAGCTGCGAGCCGAAAACGACGCTCGCTATCGCCAGATGTCCGAGCTGATCGAGAAGGCCAATCAGGCCGGTGGCGATCTCTCGGCCGACGACACCAAGACCTTTGACTCGCTCGACGCCGAATACCGCCGCGTCCAGGGCGTGATCGAGAAGAACCACCAGCTGATGGCGCTGGCGGCCAAGGACCGCGAGGCTGGTTTCGTGGACGTCGGCCCCGACGCTCCCGAGATCCGTCGCGCTCCCGCTGCCCGCGAGACCGCCCAGCGGGCTCCCCGTTTCGGCGACTTCCGCTGCAGCGACGAGTACGTCAAGGCGTACGAGAGCTACCTCAAGCGCGGCGAGCACACTCCGGTGGCCGAGATGCGCGCCCTCAGCGAGGGCAGCGCGACCGACGGTCAGGTTCTGCCCCCGGTTGAGTTCCACAACGAGCTCGCCAAGCGTCTGCAGAACATCGTGACCGTGCGCAACATCGCCCGCGTCCTGCCGCTCGGCAGCTGGAAGCGAGAGATCGCGTTCGAGACCGCCCTGCCCAACGCGGCTTTCATCGCCGAAGGCAGCGCGCCCACCGAGAACACCGGCACCTTCACGAACCGCGTCCTGCAGCCCCGCCGCCTGGCTGGTCTGTCGCTCGTGTCCAACGAGCTCATGGAAGACGCACCCGCTCGTGGCCCGGGCTTCTCGATCGAGTCGATCCTCACGGAGCAGTTCGCCCGCAAGTTTGGCGAGGTTGAGGAGTCTGGCTTCCTGGTCGGAAACGGCACCGCGCCGAATCCGAAGGGCATCCTGACCTACACCAGCGGCGCCAACACCACCGTGAGCACCGGCGCGACGATGGGTGGCACCGTGGCCTCCCCGGCTCTGACTGCCGCGAACGTGATCGACTGGGTGTACTCGATCCCCCGCCAGTACCGCATGCACTCTTCGTGCGCCATCGTGACGAGCGACGCTGTGCTCGGCATGATCCGCAAGCTCGGTGCGGTTGGCGGAACCATGAACTACTTCTGGCAGCCCAGCGCCATGCTCGGCGAGCCGGATCGGATCATGGGCATCCCGGTCTACGCAAGCGCGTACGTCAACAGCATCACCGCTGGCAGCGTGATCGGCATCGCCGGTGCGTTCGACTACTGCGTCATCGGTGAGCGCAGCGGCTACACCCTCAAGGTGCTCCGCGAGCGCTACGCCGACAGCAACCAGACGGGCTTCCTCGCGCAGAACCGCGTGGACATCACCCTGACCCAGACCGAGGCGTTCCGTTACCTCCTGTCTCCGGCCAGCTGATTACTGACATGAACCCACACCGCTCGGGGGGGAAACCCCCCGGGCGGATTTCAAGCCATGCCCACCGTTCGCGTCATCCAGGCATTTGCCGACCTGAAAGAAGCGCACTCGCCAGGCGAGGTGCTCACGGTCGACGATCGGACCGCGATCGAACTGCTCGCCACGGGCCTTGCCGAGCGCCACGAGCCCGAGCCTCGCGCCTGCGTGAAGCCTGACTGCTGCCGCGCCGTGAAGAAGGGAGCCAAGCCGTGACCGACGGGCTGCGCACCAACCTGACCGACAACGGCGCCACCAGCGCGGTCGTGACGGCGGCTGAGTTCCGGACTCACGCCCGCATCTATCACACGCAGGACGACGCCTACATCGCCACGCTGATCCTCAGCGCGACGCAGGTGATCGAGCACGAGACACGTCGTGCGCTGATCAACCGGGCTTTCACGCTGCAGCTCCAAGGCTTTCCCGCCGACGGCGAGATCGTTCTGCCACGTTCTCCTCTTTCGACGGTCAGTTCCGTCAATTACGAGGCCCCTAACGGAAACCTCGTGACGCTGGATGCGACCACCTATCACACCTACAGCGTCAACGGCGTCGGGCGAGTAGTTCTCCGAAGCACGGGGTCCTGGCCCACCACTCTCAACACGGGAGCACTGGACGTTTCTGTGGAGTTCACCGCCGGCTACGGGGCCACGAGCGCCAGCGTGCCTGCAGCCCTTCGCCATGCAGTGCTGCTCCAGGCGACGCACATGTACGAGAACCGGACCAGCGTCAACATCGGCAACATCGTCAACGAAATCCCGATGACGGTCCAGCGCCTGATCGTGCAGTACCACACGGGGGACTACCAGTGAACCCGGGCTACATGCGCACGCCGCTGGAGGTGATGAACCCCACCGAGACGACCGACGAGTACGGGCAGTCGACGAGCACCTACTCGGTCGTCGCCACGGTCTTTGCGGCAATCAATCAAGCAAGCGCGGACGAGCGCCGGAATCACGCGCAGCTGAATCAGATCGTCACCCACACGATCCGAACGCGCTGGCACCCAAACATTTCACACCGCACCCGCCTGCGAACCGTCGCCAACACCGGAGGCATGGGCGTCACGTCGTGGGACGTGGTGAGCGTGATCAACTGGCAGGAGCGCCGCGAGTACCTCGACATCGTGGCGAGGCAGGTGATCGTATGAGCTTCCAACTAAAGGCAGACGTTTCAGGCGTCGAGGCACTGGTTCGGCAACTGCAAGAGATGAAGCCGAACAAGCTGCATGCGGTCCTCAAGGAGACGCAGCTCGAGGCCGTGAATCCGTTGCATGTTCGGATTCTCACGGCGATCTACAACATCGTCGGAAAGCATGATGGCGAGTCGATGGAGCGGGCGCTGCAGCACCGCTGGCTGCGAAACAAGAAGGGCCGTCCGGTCAAGTACAGCCGCATGTACATGATCCGGCAGCTGCTGAAGCAGCCCGTGACTGGCCGCTCTGCTTTCGGTTTGAAGTGGGCAATCTTCCCGCAGAAAAACGGCTCCTACGCCCGCGTGAAGATCTGGAACCCGGGTCTGCACTTGATCGACAGAGGCCGAACAAGGACCAACACCTACAAGGGCTGGGACAAGCTCGGGCGAATCTTCGCCGGAGAGTCGACTGCCGTCCTTCCGAAGTTCATGGACAAGCTGCGACTGCGCCTTCAGGCACACATTTACATGCTGCAGGTGAAGCAGTCTGGCCTGCGGAGGTCCGCGTGAGCGCCGTCGTCGCTGCCGTTGTGCGTGACGCGATCGTTCAGACGACCGCTATCACCTCACTCGTGGGCAGTGGGTCAAGCGCCCGCGTCTATGCGTCCTACAGACCATCGACAGCCCTGCCCTGCATCGTGCTGACCTATGGCAGCGACCAGGACCTCAGTCCGACGCTGGCGAGGACCGACCGGCTGCGACGCATGAGCGTGCAGGTCGAGTGCATCGGGGCAACGCTTGCAGCCTCGAGAGTTCTGGCCGAGGAAGTGCGTGAAGCACTGCACGGCGCCAAGGGCGTCAACCGATCCACCACGATCATCGAGATCCGCGTCACGTCCGTCCAGACTGAATACGACTTCGGCCAGGAGGCCACCGACGATCAGGTTCACATCACAACCGTTTCGGCAGAGGTGACCTATCGGTCGCCGGCCGTCAACCCAACTTTCATCGTTGACCCCAACGCGCAACCATAAGCGCAGGAGCATCACATGGCCGCTATCCCAAGTTTCGGATCCTCTCTCAAGATGGGCGCAACCACCGCGGGCGCATACACCCTTCCAACCACCGCGGTAGGCGAGGTGACTTCGCTCAATCTTGACGGCCTGACCGCCGCCACGATCGACGTCTCCAACATCACTAGCCGGTTCCGCCAGTTCATCCCGGGCATCATCGACAGCGGCACGATCAGTTGCGAGGTGAACCTGGACGCGGACGACGCCCAGCAGGCCGCGATCATCGACCTGCTGGATGCCTCAGCATCGGCGCCGACGCCCCGATCGTTCCTGCTTGAGTACGGCGACGCCAACAACAAGGGCGCCAAGTTCGAGTGCGTCGGAATCGTTACCAGCATGTCCTTCAAGGGCGCGGTCGGCGAGGCAGTCACCGCGAGCATCAGCATCAAGCTGACTGGCTCCATCAACTTCGTGGACGTCGACTGATCCATGAGCAACCTCAAGGAAAAGCTCCTCGCGCTTCGTGCATCGGTCCCTTCGGAGACCGTGGACGTGCCCGGCGTCGGTCAGGTCGAGGTTCGTGGCCTCACCGCCGCCGGGCGAGACGAGTGGGAGTCCAGGCTGTTCAACGGACGGGCGAAGAACCTTCGCAACGTCCGCGCCAGCATGGTCGCCCTCTGCGTCTACGACAACGGCGCCCGGGTGTTTGACCCGACGGACGTCGAGGCGATGGGCGAGATGCCGGCATCGGTCATCGACCGGCTCTACGACGTGGCGATGCGCCTGAGCGGCATCGGAACATCGGATTCGGAGAAGCTCGAGGGAAACTGAGAGAGCGCCCGCTACGCATGTTCATGTTCCGGCTGGCGCTGGCGCTCGGAATGACGGTCGAGGAACTAGGCGAACGCATGAGCAGCAAGGAACTGTCAGAGTGGATCGCGTTCAACGCCATCAGCCCCATCGGGGATGAGCGGGCGGATCTTCGTTCCGGCATCGTCGCCAGCGTCATGGCGAACTGCCACCGGACGAAGGGTCAGCCATTCCGCCCGGTCGACTTCATGCCATTCGCCCAGGACAACAATCAGCCCCGCCGGGCGTTCGATGACCTGCGCCGCATGATGGGCAAGGAGAAGAAGTAATGGCCTCGACGAAGATGGAAGTCCAGCTTCAGCTGCTCTGGGCGCAGTACGAGAAGGGCCTTGCTGAGGCAGAGAGGGCGACGCAGCAGCGAACGTCCCGCATCGGCGCGATCTTCGACAAGGCTGGAAAGTCGTATTCCAAAGCGATCACGAAGAACATCGTCGGCATGTTCGGAATCGGTCTTGCCGATCAGCTGACCAAAGGCGTCATCGACTCACTGAAGAATCCAATGTTTGAAAGTGCTGGCGCCAACATTGCCTACGCCGTCGGGGACGGGTTTGCGAAGGCGATGAAGAACGTGCCTATCGCCGGCGCGATCGGGGAGGCACTCGGCGAGTACTTTGGCGGAGATTCCGCTGCGCAGGAGCGGATGATTGATGAAAGCCGAGCAGCAGGCGCAAAGCGCAGCAGCGCACTTCAAGGATTTGGTCAGTCTTTGAAGGACCTTGAGTACCAGCGCTCTCTCGTCGAGGCGATTAGTGACGAGAAGCGCATTCAACTGCAGCGCGAAAACGAGATGGGTCGCGCCATTTCCGAAGCGAACAAGAAGCTGACCGAGCATGGCGTCGAGCAGTCATACGCCAGAGAGCTAGTTCAGCAGCTTGAGGATTCTTACAAGCGCCTGTACGCGGCTCAAGACGCTCAACAGGAGCGACTGGCCCGGGACAAGTACTGGGAGACATTCTGGGAGGACTACTTTGACGGGATTGAAGCTGCCGCTGATTACTGGGACAACCTGATGACGACGATCTCGAGCGGCGTCGAGCGCGAGATTGAGAGCGCGGCTCGTGAGCGTGACAAGCTGCTGCAGGACGTTGCTGAAGAGCAAGAACGGATTCAGGGGTCATCCAACATCACCAGCATCGGCACCGCGGTGGGCGGGGTCCGAGTCGCCGGCGCTGTCGACTACAGCAGCGAGCGCATGGCGACGAACTTGGATCGCATCCGGGAAATCGACGCCAAGATCGAAGACAACACCAAGTACCTGCGAGAACTGAGGGCCAACTGATGGCAGTCGTGTTCACACTTCAATCCCAGAACGTCGCCTACGACCGGGACCAGTTCACCGCGACCGCGGTCTACGCGGTCTACGACGATGCTGGCGCCCTGCTGACCACCCAGAACATCATCAGCAGCGCTGGCCTGACTACCGTGCTTGGAGCGGCTGGCACTTCTGGCAGCGCCCTCAACTCGTTCGGCACGTACCTCAACGGAACAGGCACCGGCACTTCGAGCTACTCCAAGCTGAACTACAGCGGGTACACGCTTGCCAACTCTGACGGCGGCGCCGCCTGGACGCTGACCGTCAACTTCGGGTCTGCGCAAAGTTCGTATGGACCGACTGCCGTAGCTCGGGACATCGTTCCCGAGAACCAGCCGGGGTTCACGGCTGTCGAAATGGACATCAGCGCCGCGATCGTGCCTACGTTCCGTGTGGACAACTATTCGCTCCCCTCTGGTGCTGGCATCAGCAATCCGGGCGAGACTGATATCGGCGGCAAGCCTGTCGACCAGGCCGGCGAACCGATCGACGCCTTCGTTTCGACGCTTCGGTTCACGCTGCGGAATGTGATGAACGGGCGACCATCATCCACGCTGCTCGGAAACCTCGCCTCTCAGACAAACACTCGCAACAGCACGAACGTGACGATCGCGGGCTTTACCTGCCCAGTAGGGACGCTGCTCTTTACCGGCGCACAGATCAGCAGGGTCGGTCCCAACGCCTACGAGATCACCTACTCAATGGCCTACGACAAGGACTTTCACCTTCGGCAGGTCGCAAAGGTCGACAGCACGAAGCAGGTCGTGATGGGCATTCTCTCCGGCGGGTCCCTGACCACGACCGCTGCGACGCTTGACGCGGACCCCAACGCACAGCGCTACGCGGGCGTGGTCATGTGGAAACAGCCATTCCCCGGTACTAGCGATTTCAGCGGGCTCGTCTCCTGGTTGCCCTGATGCCCCGTCTTGCGTCCAACAGCAAGTCTAAGGTCGGCCCGATCTACCCGGGGCAGTTTCGGCATCTAGTTCGGGAGCTGAACAGACCAGAACTGAAGGGTCGTCAGTCGCCGAAGCCAGAGTTCGCAGACTGGTTCATCGCCAAGATCAAGGCAAGCCCCGTGCTCCTGTCTGGGTCGACCACCCGCTGGCGTTACGCCTGGGAGGAGGTCGTGCTCAAGGACGACAACACGGTCGTCACCACGAGCGCCCGCCGAGCAAACGGGACCGACGCCACGACCTACGCGATCAATCTCTGCGAACTGTGCCAAGCCGGCGCGTCTCCGACCAAGGTCGGGCCCGGTGTGACCATCGCGACGATCCCCGCTGGCTTCACGCTGCAACCTATCGCCGCGAATACCTGCGTGATCATGTACTCGCTGCGCCGAGCCAGCGGCAAGCAGCTGTTCTGCTTCTCCATGCCCAACGCCATTGACGGCGCCTGCACCATCTGAGATCTGAGATCTGCCATGAGCCCTACCCCCATCGGACCACGCCACCACACGTCCCTGCCGCTCGCCACAGCCATCAGCGTCGCACAGCTGGGGGTCTTGGTCATCGGCGTCGCCACCGTGTTCGTCACCCTTGGCCGGCGTGACGCCGTGCTTGACCGCCTTCACAGCGACATGGGCGAGCTGCGGGCCATCGCGCAGGAACTGGTCAAGAGTCAGGTCTTGGGCGCCGCGAACGACAAGAGCCACGAGGAAGCCCTCAGAGCCGTCGCGGCGAGACTCGACCGCATGGAAGCCCGGCCGTGAGGATCGCACTGGCGGGCCTCCTGCTGCTTTTGGCGGCCTGCAGCCCGTCGAGGCAGATCGCGGAGGCTGCGAACTCGACCCAGACAGAGGCCGTGGCGATCCGGTCGGCGGCCCTCAAGATCGAGACCCTGAGCGCCAACCCGACCGTCAAGGCACACGCCATCGAGATCGTCGGGCGCGCCGACACGATCGTGCAAAATGCAGGGACTATCCACGCCGTCCTGCCGGGCGTCGAGGATCAGGTGCCGTGGTGGGCTGCCCTCTTGAAATGGCTTGCGGGTGCTGTAGTCGTGGTAGGCGTGGCTGTGATCCTGTTTCAGACCGGCATCGGAGCGGCAATCCGCGCAGCGATCGGCTGGATCCCACGCCGCAAGGTGCAGGAGGCGAACCTCGCTGCAGCTGCTCTCGATCCTGAACGGGCCGAGACCGTCCGCGAGCTGATCGCTGCCCGCCGGGCCAGCGACCCGCTCTTCGATGCCGCCTGGCGCAAGGAACAGGATCATGGAAACCCTGCGTAACGCCCTCGGCACCGGATTCTTCTCGGCTCTCGTCTTCGTCGCCGGCGCTCTGGTCGGCCCGTCCATGTGGCGCTGGCTGAACTCTAAGCTTCCCTGGAACAAGTGAGCAACCTCCACCGGGTTTGTTGCGGTGCTCTTACTGACCCTCCGCGCCTTGTACGCGCTGGTTGGTATCACTTTCTCGTTATGTCGCAATGCGGCAACCTGACGGTTTACATAGGGGTTCCGCAACAAACCACGGTTGGCGAAACGTGCGAATATGAAACGATCCCGAGCGAACCGCCGGTGGGGCATCCGCTGAAGGTTCCAGCGGCTACGGCCGCAAAGCCGGCTATCGATATTGAGTGCGGCGCGTACCACAATGTCGTACGGCATAAGGATCACACAATCTCGTGTTGGGGCTTGAACACGATGGGACAATGCAACGTCCCAACCACGTCGAGCAAGGGCGACTTAACCAACCCAGCAAACGTAAACCTAAGGAAAATCGTCGGACTGCATGCCGGCTATAGCACCACAGCCGTAACGTTTGCCGACGGAACGGTAGTGTGTTGGGGCGACAAAGCGGTATCCGAAATCGTGAACGGTTGGACGGATATTCTCATGAGTCCGCCGCCGCCCAAGATTGACCCGCATACGTACAACGCGCCAAACCTGACCGAAATAAACGCGGTTGACCCGGTAAATAGCGCCTATTACGCCCCCGTTTTCGATGGCGCTTATAACACCGATTCCGATTCCGTTACTTATAACGTGCATATCGACAGGCTTGGAACGTGGCATCCGAATTCGATGCCCGCGCAACCCATGTTCGATTTGGGTGTAGAAACCGACCCGCATTTGCCGCTTGAATTGAACGCCGAGGTAATGACGGCGCTTCCGTCTATTAACGTTCAATTTCCCAGGCGCGACCCGTACAGCCCAACGCCAGGAACCGACCCGTTTGAGGTCCCGTGCTCTTGCGATGATGAAGGCGACCCGTGGAGCGTTGACTACATCGAAAAGTGTTGGCGGGACTACGTTTTTAGCAGACAGCCAAGCGACGGGTTAAAGAGCTGTTGCGACCTTGAGATAAAGCAAGATTTCGCCGTAGCGGTGCGGCGTACCGGACAGGTTGTAACGACGCGAGCAACAAACCGGGACGCGAGCTGCCCGACCGGGCAAACCAACGGCGCTTCCAACTGCCGCGATTGCACCGCGGATTCGATGCTGGCGGTTAGCAACGGCGTTTTGTCGCATGACTTGGGAGGCGGCACAAGCCTTACTTGTACATGCGCGGCGGATCGCAAGTTCTATTACATAAAGGACGGCGCACCGCTTGAATTGTGTTATGCGTCTGGCGGCTTCGGCGGGCTCGCCTCGTTTGTGTTCGAAGGCATTGGGTGCGTTGGTGCAAACCCTGCAACAGAGCGCTTCGGTTACGATCCGAACTGGGCACGTGCCAACGGAGGTTTGGCGGATCGATGGACCAGCGCCGGCCAGGTCAACGCAGGCACGCCGGCATGGCAGGAATTGAACTACGGATGGAATAACAGCGCTCAAAGAGTTCTTGACACCTTAGCCCCGCCGAATAATGCGCCATACCCGGATTGCGTCACGGTGCACCCAGTTTCGGCGACGTGTGACGAGCTTTGCCCGAGCAGCGCTAATTACGCGCCCGGCGAACAAAATTCTTACGGCATCGAAACTAAGTATTACTACCCCGTCCAATTCATGCTAAACGGCGTTCACGCCGGCACGAATACGACGCATTGGAATAGCGCTCCTATTTCTTTGGAAAAAAACGGCGTAGCGTTTGGGCAATGCGACACACAGCCGAGCCGCGACGGTCAAAAGTGCGAGCAATGCGGCGACCAACTGCGGAAGTGCGGGTCGGCTCGCCAATACACCTACCCGAATGGCGGCGTTTTTTCGTACGGGTGTATCTATGCGTTGGGGTTGGATAAATACGGATACGACAACAGTTACAGGGCACAAACTTCAGATTTTTATATTTCTTCGCAGTTGTTTTTGTGCAGCGGAGTGGAGCCGGCAAACTGGAGTTGGGGCCGCATGGGTTCGAAGCCCTGGGGTCCGTGGCATCTCGGAGTTCGAAATGGTGTCGGCGACGCGTGGAACAGGAAGGGTCCGGTTTGCCATTGCTGTTCGTGTGAACCGGGCGGGGTGAGCGGACATATTTCGCCGTCACCCGGTTATCCGATTGTGATCGTGCCAGCGTTCGATATGAGCGGGCTAACTAACAGCATTGGCCAAGGCATTACCAAGTATGACCAAATCGACAAGATTTTGGGAACGCTGCTGGGCATGCCGTGGGAACACAACTGGCAACACACCGTGCCGAACGGCCTAAACGAAAGCGGCCCGGTTTGCCCTGGGGATTGTTTCCACCAATGGCAAGGTGCTTGCTGTCTACAGCCTCTACAGCCTTGTTCCTCGTCGTATTTGAGTCCAAACCCCTACACGCAAGACGGGTGCGGCACGGGGCAATTTGAGCAGCAATACAGCTATTTTGGAAGTTCGTTTGGGCTTTATCACCCGCCTACATGCGTTGCAAGTGCGCGTATGGCTTTCGCCGTTATTCGTCCCGATCATCGAACGCTTGACGCATTCGGCGACCGCGTGGAAAAGACGAATAACGACACGTACCTACCCGGACCCGTTGGTCAATTGCCGCCGCGGGACCAGACGCAATACAACCCCTGCGATTACACAGTAACCGGATGCGCGGGAACGGAAAACGAGTTCGGGGAATGCGCGACGCCGTGCGAAGACCCGCAAGAGCCGATGCAACAGGCGTGCGCACAAGTTCGCACCGAACAGGTTTTGCACCTGTGGGGTTCCTTGTGGGATCCGTGCCCGCCGTGGGGGCGCTATTGCCTGGCGGACTGCGAACTAATCAGCGAAAACCCGGAAACCACAAAGCCGTGTTGCGACCCTAACCAAACCAACCCGGCCGCGGCGGACTATTGCTGCTGCGACCCGACCGAAACGGACCCTGCAAGCGCGAACTATTGTTCGCCGGGGGAGGCGGCCGCGTGCGGGTGCTTGGTCGATTATTGTTGCGACCCGGATACCGATCCGAACTGCCCGTGCGACCCGCGGCTAAACGGTCCCTGCGATTGCCCGGCGTACCCCACATGGACGCGGGTTCCGACCCACGTTCGTTTGAACGGCAGCACAACTACCACCACGAACACAACGCGAACCAGCGCGGCAGGTTCGTGGAGCTACGTGGGCGGTCAATGGGTTTGGATTGTTGCGGATACGAAGGCTTGCCAATATCAGCTTCCGTACCTTCCGCACGAACTGTGTATCGATTGCTCGGAACACACTTTGGAGTTCCAAACCGGCAGCGACTACAGTTACACAAACCCATGAGTAACGTTTATTACTACCGTCCCATGTCGCCGGAAAGCCGCGACGCGGCGGAAAAGCTGCGCGAGGACTTCGCAAAGGCGCAAGGCACGGTTCACCAACACATGATTGAGCAGCGCGAGCGGCAGAAAGCGAAGCCGAAGCGCACGCCGCCAGTTGCCGGCGTAAGGCAGTATTTGGCTACAGAGGCAAAGCACGCCGTGCGCGGCCCCGCGCCGGCCGAGGTCGTCGAGCAGCGCATCAGGCTGTGCATGGAGTGCCCAGGGCGCGTCGACGTGTACCAGGGCGTGAAGGACGACGGCGGCGTCGGATTCTGCACCCAGTGCGGATGCCCAGCGAATCAGCGCTCGAAGTTGTCCGTGAAACTTACGCTCGCCGGCGTGACCTGCCCGCTTTCAAAGTTTGGCCCCGTCGAGGGCACGGGAGGCAGCGCTGCGACTGCGTTCGAGGCCGCCAAGGGCGTCGTCTCCAGCGTCGTCGCGCAGCTGCGGAAGATCATTTGAGACGGGCTGGCGGGGCCTTTGGCGGAAACCAAGACTCGTACATGTCGATGGCTTTGGGGGTGAGCAGCAGCCCAACCCCGACGAGCACGATGACGCCGAGGATCATCAACAGCACTTTTACGCTGCTCTTTTCTCGTTCGCGCTCATGCTGAGTGACCTCCATCAACTCCTGAGCCTCAATGTCACGACGGACACGGGCCCGTAGGAGTTCCTCTTCGACGATCCGCTGGCGCTCGCCGTCGCTCAGTCCGCCGGATTGCTGAACGCTTCGCATGGTCAGATCGCCCGCTTGACGAACAAGGAGAGGAACAGCAGACCGAACATGATCGTGCCTGCCGTTCCGATCTGTTGCATGTCCCCGCGCGAGTCTCCAAAGATCATCAGGAAAGCAAAGCAGAACAGCGCGATCCCGGTGATGATGCGAAGCAACTTTCGCAAATTGCCCGGATGTCCTTCTGGCTCTTGGACAGTAGTCATGAATGCCTCCTCGGAGCTTGCAAGCGTAACTCCGCACGGGCAGACCTTGCCAACCACAAACCGGTCAAACAATCTGCACGAATCTGGCAGGTTTGATGATGGGATTGCGTGTAGCGCATGCGCACTACATGACTTGCAATTCTCGCGCAGATACGAAAAACTGCGCGAATGCTGGTCCGGGTGACTTTCGAGTTTGACATCACGGCTACCGTGGAGAAAGTGCGATGCGAGAAACGCCATGCATCACCCC